CAAGTTCATGGGGCGAGATGAGCCTAAGCATGGCGTCACCGATCCTGTAATCAAGGCAGCTCGGCGCCAGAACGGCGAGTGGATGTCCGTAGATGGTGGCTCGCTTCGCATCCGTGTTTATGGCGGCGTTGGTACTGCCCACCTGGAGGTGCATCCCGAGATGGCTTGGCGCCTTAACGCCACACTGGCAAACCTTTACCCCGCTGCAATCCCTGCTGAATTCCGAGAGAAGCCGAAGCGCGCGAAGAAGATCAAGGATTTTGTCCTGTTCGACAAGCCGCTACCGTTCGCTGTTGTTGCTCAGTTGGCCGACATGAAATCGGGATGGCGTGGCGTGAAGGATGGCTGGCAAGTTGGCCGCTCAAATATCCCCAATACCCGTGTTTTCGGTTACGGCACCTACGATAAGGCATCGCGCCAGCAGGCTGAGAAGGCACTGGAGGCGATTGGCGGAGTATGGGTGAAGGGCGAAAAAGGCGAGCTTGGCTCGTGCGACCACTGGGCCTTTGATTACGAGCCAGGCCCTGTGATTGATCAGGTTGTCTGCTCCGGCTGCATCCCCGACCAGAAGTCGCACCAGTTCTACCCGACGCCGGATGTAGTGGCCAACGCAGCAATCGAGAGCGCCATGGTCGGAGCGGTGGACGGCATGAGGTGGCTTGAGCCGAGCGCCGGCCAAGGTGGCTTGGCTGATTTAATGCCGAAGCCAGTATGTGTGGAGATCAGCGCCTTGCACTGTGAAATCCTCAAGGCGAAGGGTCATTACGTCGAGCAGGCCGACTTCCTTAAGTGGCAGATCACTGGTCGATATGACCGAATAGTGATGAACCCGCCGTACAGCGAAGGGCGCTGGCAAGCGCATATCGAGCACGCAGCATCGATGCTCAAGCTCGGCGGACGATTGGTAGCCATTTTGCCCGCAAGCGCAAAGGGAAAAGAAGTCCTGCCAGGCCTGAAGCATGAGTGGTCGCAGGTCTACGACAACGAATTTGCCGGGACTAGCGTTTCGGTTGTGATCCTTTCTGCCAGCATGGAGTGATGCAGCATGACCGAGCAACTGACCGTCCACGAATGGGAGGCCGTGCTGCGAGGCACACCAGCCGCCGACATGCGCCCAGGCGAGACAATCGCCCGCTACATCCATCGCAAGGTTGATGCGCTGACCAGTGAGCGCGACCGACTGAAGCGGGACTATGACGGCCTGCTCGAAGACTGCGCTGGGTGCCTATGACCTGCATTCGAATCGAACACGGCTTCATCTGCCTATCGCCATTCTTCAGGCTTCCGCTTTCCGATGGCGGCCGGGTATTCATGAGCTGGCACAACTACCTCGGGCCGATCTTTTTCCGCGACCGGGACGAGCGGCGAGAGATTGAAAACTGGTACGAAAACCCGCGCATCATTGAGGCGCTGGACTGGTTCTGCAAGAGAGGCCATCGAGCCTGAACCGGTGCCGCCCAGCACGCCGACAGGTCTAAACTGTCGGCCAACTAAACGAATCGTCAGGGGTGGCGTATGGCTACGAAGCGCGGGGTGCGTGCGGCATCGAAAAGCAGTATCGAGATCAGCTTTATGGTCGACGGTAAGCAGTGCCGGGAGCGCCTGCCGCTGGAGCCTACGCCGGCCAACCTGAAGCGGGCGCAGCAGCAGAAGGCGTCGATTGATCTGGCGATTCACCGGGGCGAGTTTGAGTATGCCGAGGCGTTTCCCCGGTCGAAGCGGGCGGCATCGGCTGTCGGCCAGTCGGGACAGGTTCCGCTGGGCCAATACCTGGATGAGTGGCTTGAGCGAAAGGCCGGCATCCTGAAGGCGTCCACACTGGACGGTTACCGCAAAATCGTTGCGGGGGTGCTGGTCCCGGCGCTGGGCTCGCTCCCACTAGCGTTTGTTACGCGAAAGGAGGTCAAGGCGGCCATGGCCAGGATGTCGGCAACGAACAAGCGGCTGGCCAACGTGCAATCGTGCCTGCGCTCAGCCCTGAGCGATGCCGTAGACGACGAGCTGATCGAATCGAACCCTCTGGCCGGCTGGACGTATTCAGTGAAGGGCAAGCCGCGAACCGAGGACGAGATCGACCCGTTCAGTCCTGACGAGCAGCGCGCAATTCTGGCGGCGGCGACCGGGCAGTATCGGAACCTGTTGCAGTTCGCATTCTGGACCGGCCTGCGCACGTCGGAGCTTGTGGCGCTGGAGTGGGGCGACATTGACTGGCATCGCGGGGAAGTGAGGGTGTCGCGGGGGCTGACTGCGGCGGCCAGCGAGGCAGAGACGCCTAAGACGGCGGCCGGGGTGCGTAGCGTGCGCCTGCTGCCCATGTCATTCGAGGCACTGAAGGCCCAGCGCGAGCACACCTATATAGAAGGGAAGGCCGTTTTCCACGACCCGAGGCACAACCGGGCATTCAACGGTGACCAGGAGCTGCGCAAGTCACTCTGGACGCCGACCATTCGCCGGGCAGGCGTGCGCTACCGGAACCCGTACCAGACCCGGCACACGTATGCGTCGATGATGCTGAGCGCGGGCGAGCATCCGATGTGGGTGGCCAAGCAGATGGGGCACTCCAGCTGGTTGATGATTGCGCGGGTATACGGGCGCTGGATTCCAACCGATGGCGACTCATCGGGGGATAAGGCGGCGGCGATGTTTGGGAAGCCTGAGCAGGTCGAATCCCGAAACCACGGATAATCTGATTCTCTTCTTGCGTTGGTACACCAACTATCCTATAGTTCATTCCATGGGAGGCGCGGTGCTGACCGAACGGAGCAAGACGAGATGAACAACTTCCAACAAGCTGACGAAAAGATGAAAGAAGCCCGCGCCGTGGTTAATGCCCTGCCGTTCGGCACAAAGGAATGGGAAGCAGCAATGCAGATCGTCCGCAACCTGGTTGAGCAAGCCAACGCGGCAGACAATGCAATCCTGAATCACCGTTGCGATTTCAGCCGATGAACGATTCCGAGAAGGCGAATCACAAGGAGCTGGTTCGCCAGCTCTGCACACAATCGAACCGGGTTTTCCGTCTTGAGCTTTGCGTAGCTCGGCATCTTGAGGGGAAGGGTCACGGCAAAGAGACCGTGAAATCAGCGCTATCTGCAACCAGGCTGGGCAACCTGGAGCCACTAGCCCAGCTTCTCAACCAATGAAGTCGGACGACAAAGCATGAAGCCTGAAAAACCACCAAAGACATCGACCAGTCGCGTCGAGGCGCACGAAAAGAATCTGCTGGCCCGTGGCGGCCGCAGGCTGAGCGGGATCAAGTTGCAGCCTGACGCCGCCGAGGCCCTGGCGGATCTTGAGGCCAAAGGCGAAAGCGCAACGGCGGCAATCAACCGACTGCTGATCGAAGAGGCCGGGCAGTCCGGCGACAAATAAACGAAGGGGTGAGTGATGAGCAATGAGCAGCTTCAAATTATGGCCCTGATCCTGGCCAATAACGCATACGTGCTCGGCATGCAGGCAGATAACGCCGTATGCGAAGCGCGCAGCGAATATCCGAAGTGGAATTACGACGATTTTTCTCGACAGGCTTCGGAGCTTGAAGCTCTGGCAAGTCGGGCGATCAACTCATGAGCAAGCCAAAGCGCTTCATGTGGCCAGTGCTGTCGTTCTGGAAATTCACACCTTGGGCGCTACTACTGGCCTGCATCTGGAATTGTTTTGAGATGGCTCGCAAGCCAATGCCGTTTGCACCTTATGCCTTCGGAGTTATCTGCGGCCACAAAGGAAAGAGGAAAGGCGAATGATGAGCAAGGAAGAGATGCGCGAAGGCTTCGAGGCCTGGCACTGCGAGCAGTACAAGACCCATGGCATGACTGGCGCGCCGACCCGCGACTTCCACGGCGGCGTTTACGCTGAAAAGTACGGCCCGAAAAAACAGCAGGCGCTGTGGGAGTGCTGGCAGGAAACCGGCGGCGACGTGGCCAAGGTCGAGGCGCTGAAGGATGAGATTGAGCGGGTCGAGCTCGGAAAGAAGGCCGTTGTATTCCTGATGCTCGGCGACATTTTCCACGGCGTGGACGGGCCAGAGGTCGACGACTGGGATATTCAGTACGACCACAAGGTCTGCAATGCCCTGGCGCAGATGAACCCGGGCGCTCAGATTCCACTCTTCACCCGATCCGATGCCGGCGAGGTCGACCGCCTGAACACAGTCATCGAGCAGCAGAAAAACCTCATCGCCTCGCTGCGTGCTGAGCTCACAGAGTCGTACAGCATTACCGACGACACCCTACGCGCCCAGCTGGATGAGGCTCATTCGCTGTTTGCCGATGTCTTGAGCATTGATGTCCCGCGCACCGCGCAATCGCTGGAGCGGATGAGGTCTATCCTATCCGCCATCGCCGAGCCGGGCGATCCTGCATGCTGCACGCCAACGGCCGAGGAAAAAGCCCTACTGGAAAACGGCGACTACACACCAGAAGAGTTATGGGGCGCAAGCAAGCCATCCTGCCCAAAGTGTCATAAGGCTGAGCAAGTCGTCTGGATCGGCATGGAAGACCTGCCCGAGTATGCAGTCGGCGCACGCTATCGAATTATCCTCGACGACGTGCGGCAAGAATGCACGGAGCTGGAGAAGGAAGACGGCAAGCGCTGGTTCCGGGGCGATGACAGCGGCACCTTCCCAATCGACGAGATCCAGGCATGGCTACCAATCGCAGAGCCGGCCAACAAGGAGGGCGCGCAATGAAAACTCACATGTGGAAGCGAATCGCCATGCTTGGCCTGATTCATGTTCAGTGCGGACGCAAAGTAAAATCAACGCAGTTCACCAACGATCCCGAGAGGGTCACCTGCGAGGCGTGCCTCAAGCAGATGGAGCGAAGAGCATGAGCACGCAGAAATATGATTGCACAGTCCTGATTGATGCCAGCACCAGCTTTATAGTTGAGGCCGGATCACCTGAAGAGGCGGCAGAAAAGGCTGAGCTTTTGGCAGCGGAAGCTGGAGCGGGAAGCCTTTGTCACCAGTGTTCCGATCATACGGAGACAGGCGACTTCTACGGCGTGATGGTCTACTGCGACGGTGCGGACGTTCTCGACACAAGTTATCAGTCCGGGCAGATATCTAAGCTCGAACTGGAACGCGACCAACTCAAGGCGAAGCTGGCCGAGCTGATCAGTGCCGTCAGATCGATCAACTACAGTCCGGCCCACAAGGTTATGGTGATCGGAGACGATGAGCCACAGTACAGGCAGCGAAAGGAATGGATTGAGTGGGTTCTAGAGCTTTGCGATGTCGGGCCACATAAAGTTGACAGCAAGGAGTGCGGGGCATGAGCGAAAGATCTATCTGCGACCACGACGACCCGGAATGCTGCTGCCCGTTTGCGTGGACCGAAGCCAGCGAGAAGGTGCAGAACTACGGATGCCTGCCAGAGCCTTGGGATATCCGCAACATGCGCGTGCACCACGGCAAGACCTGGGCATGCCATAGCGACCCGTCAAAACCATGCGTCGGAGCTGTACGATTTCTGCAAGAGAGGGGTGAGCCTTACAAGGTTATCGACGCGAAGCTGATCACCGAGAATGACGACTGGGGCCAGTACTGCAAGCCAATCGACGGCTCCGATAAAAAAGGTGACTCGCAAGGGACTATCAGTCACGCCTAAATGCGGTTTCAGCAGCTTTTCAGCTACCACACCGCTACAGGCCACGGAATACAACGACCGACCGGGGGTTTAAATCCCCCGGATGCGACAACCAACAACTGACGAGGTGGCGGGAATGAGTGACGTTAAGAGGTTTAATTTTTCACCGGATGACTTCGGGGCGGCCGGTGACGGCATCACCGATTGCACAGAGGCTTTTCGCAAGTCCGGCTGCTACGTCATGGCCTCGGACTTCGATGCCGCCCAATCCGAGCTGGCCGCGCTGCGGGAAGAATTGGCCGCCGCAAAGCAGAGGAATGCCGAGTCGGCTGATTTGCTTCAACAACTCATGGACAACACAGACCCTTGGGCCTGGGGTGCCGATGAAGATCTGCGTGCAAAAATAGAAGGCTTCCTCAAGGCCGCCGAATCGGGAGCAAGCGAATGAGCAATAAAGCCGAAGTGCCGACAGAGGCGCTGGAGTGGATTCTGAATTGCTGGCCGAAGGAGTCGACGGCGGAAATTCGAGCGGTTTTGCCCAGGCAGGTTATTGAGCTGCGCGCCCTACTTTCAACCCTGGCTGTGGAGCGACAAGAAAACATATGCACACATCCAGATGGATGCATGTCATGTTCGTGGTGCGGATTCAAGGCCGCGCCGACAAAGGTGACCGGTGAGCTAAGGCTTGAATCAATGACCGCTTACAAATATCAACATCTTCAATGCACATCAGACTCATGCGAAATGATCTACCGGCAGTCCGCGCCGGTAGCGGTGGTGCTGCCAATTCGCCAACCTAAGCAAAACTGCGATTACACCGAAGGCTGGAACGCCTGCATCGACAAGACCAAGGAACTTAATCAATGACCGACATTGAACTGCTTCAGTTAGCAGCGAAGGCCAGCGGAAATACCGTTTACAGCACGGCAGGTCTTGGCGTCCGATCAGTGATGCACTGGAACCCTCTCGACGACGACGGCGATGCGCTGAGGCTGGCGGCTAAACTTCGCATCGGGCTGGGAGATCGGGAAACAACAGTTACGGCCTTCTATCGCCAAGGAATGTCTACCGGCAGCATCTATGTCGAAGAACATGACGCCACTAACAAGGCACGGGCAACGCGCCGCGCCATTGTTCGAGCTGCAGCAGAAGTCGGGAAAGCCCTTTCCGTGGCTGGGCAATAGCCACTACACAAGAGCCTTCAGGGCGCGCTGGTAGAATTCCAGTCGCTCTGCTAGGCCGTTATAGCCGCCGTTGATGCGTTTAGTGATCCCTTGCAAGTCACCCTTGTCAGCCAGTGCGTTCAGGTTGCGAGAATTCCAGAACCAGGCCGCCGACTTGCACGCCCACTCGGCCTGCTCGAGCAGTTCAGGAGTACGCAGCAGGCGGTCATCGCCGAACAGGGCTTTGCTGCATGCCAGATAGTTGTCGCGACCGGTGACCTGGATCAGGCCGCGGCCTCTGTACTTCTGACCGTCACCGTCCGCCTCGGGCGTGTTGCCAAGGCGCTTGGCCAGCGGCCCGGTGTCGTACTTGCTCAGGTACTGGTCGCCGCCCAGTTCGCGCACGTAGCGGAACTGGCCGGACTCTTGGCCGACCTGAGCAATGAAGGCGGCCATGCGCAGGCGCGTGTTGATCTGGTATTTGTCCATGGCCAGCGTGAGCGCCGAAGCAAACACGCCAGCCTGCTTGCCGGCGTTCGGGAGGATCTGCAGCAGTTGCGGCTGAGTGATCGGCATACTTTTCTCCAGGCGTAAAAAAGCCCGCTAAGTGGCGGGCGACGAGTGATGTCCGTAATGGAATTACGCGAAAACCTATTTCAAAATCGGAAAGTAGAAGCGCGCATGAATGTTCGCTGCGGTCATGTAATATTCGCCGCATTTTCCTATCCAAGAGACGACCCCCGGATGTCGATCACAAGCAGAACTCCAGAGAATTTCGCGACGTCAGGTAGCTACACACACATTCGCAGGGATCACACCGCAGCCCTGATAGAGGAAACCGCCAAAGGATATAAATCCTCACTCACTAGCATTGAGGAATGCGAAGCCGCCATTGAAGCAGCATCCCGCAGCTCAAACTGGATAGCTGTCGCCGCG